CGCCTAACTACTTTTGCTGATAAGGGTTTTAAATCCCGAACAGTAGCAATAGTGAGATATTGATCTCAACTAGCACTAGATGGTTTAATAAATAAATTAAACCGAAATGTATTAAATAACAAAAATATTATTGATTGTACATTTGATCAAACAAAAGGTGTAAACCTGATGCGAGATGCTATAGAGGAAGGTAACTATATTCATAGTATTGATCTTCAATCGGCTACAGACCGAATTCCAGCTTTGCTTTCACGAGCTGTACTAAACACTGTATCTTCAAACTATGTTGCTGAACTGTGATATAGAATTTCTTGCAAACGTAAATTTGTTGCAAAGGGAGTTAAACATAAGATCTCTTATGCTGTCGGCACCCCAATAGGAATAAAGTCTGGTTTTAGTGTTATAGCTTTAACGCTACATTACTTAGTCCAATTATCCTACCTTGAGACAAGGCTTTTCAATATAGATATATGAAAAGATTCTTCACCAGTTGATAAAATTAAACTGTTAAAGGAACACCCAAAATTTACAAATTATTGTATTTTAGGTGATGACGTTGTTATCTGAAATGATAGCGTCGCGAAATACTTCAAGATATTACTTCTTGGATTTGGAATCGTTATTAATGAGACCAAAAGTTTTTCGTCAAGTAGTGTTTGCGAATTCGCTTCACGCAACTTGGTAGTTTTAAATAATGATCGATTAAATTCTTTCAAATTAAAAACTAGTAATAATCAGGATAAATCCGTTGAAGGAAATTCTGAAAATATGGATTTAGAAGTTAGTTTTACTTCTTTAGACAGTGAAAACTCAGTTGTTGATATGACTGGATTACCTGTAGGTTTATTAAGTAAGCTGAAACGTTATCCTCATTTAAGAATTGTTTGCTTAGTTAAAATAGTAGAACGCGGCTATTTAATTAACACCGCTATTCAATATATCCTGAATTTTATACAAGATAATGGAAAAATGAGTAGATCAAAATTAATGACAATTAAAGCATTAATTTTACATTCAATTATTTATGACCCCGATTCGGAGTTATTTAATAATAAGGATTTTAATCTGGAGTTATCCGGACTAAGCTCCGTACAAGATATTTTTAGTGGTGATTCTAATTTGTTAATTCAAAATTACACTTATTCTAAAATATTTATACAAATTCTTTCTATTCCTTTACGGTTTGAAAAAATGTTAGGTTTACTTCCTGCTGATCACAATTTTGTTGGTCAGAAAGAACAGGCTTTTAATTTGCCTGAAGAACACCCTCTTAATATTGCAAATAATTCCATAATAGAATTATTTTCAAATATCCATGAGACCAATGATTTTACATCATTACCCAATGATATTGGAGTACCGGTTTTTGTGGAACTATTTCTTAGTGCATCTAAAATTGATGCATTTGTAAATACCTCACGTACTGAAGATAAAGTTAGAATAACTTTATGCCATCAGAACTACTTACTATTTCTCAAGTTTTTTAAAAACAATGAGTATTTAGAAAGCTCTAATAGTCAAACTATTGAATTAATTGATAGTTTTGAACCGCTTATTAGATCAGATAGTGTTGAATTCGAAAGTTGTCGAACACTACTGGATAAAACTGTTGAAGATTTACCAAATTTATTGGTATACTCTCAGTTATTTTCTCGATTAATTTCTGCGAATAACTCGCG